ATGCTAAAGAGATTGAATCTTTGGTTGAAGTAATGAGACGTAAGAAGTCTGAATTTGCTGAAAACATTGAAAACTTAAGGCAGATATATGTTCAGCATATTGTTGTACTTGATAGAGAATTAAGTATAACTGGTATCGCACTAAGGAAGCAGTTAGTCGCTCTTAAGAATACAGAAGCAGAACTTATTAAAGCAAAAGCTCAAATAGCAGAACAAGAACGGCATAAGGCCGCAATGATTGCTCATAACGCTTCTTTAAGTAAGAAGTTAAAAGAAGCTGAAGGCTATAAAGACAAGTATCATAAGCTAACCAAATATAAGTGGATTGTTTGGGGATTAGGCGGATGGATATTAGTTAAGTTCTTAGGAGGACTTGGTGCATGGTCACCACAAGGTAGAATTGCTAAGGCTCTTATAGGGTAAGTAGTTGATTTTTAACCACTAATCACTAAGTATTTTTCTATGAAACTATTAAAATTACCAATTATTACATACGCGAAGCGTTATTGGCCATTGCTCCTTGCACTTGCAGTACTTATTTATGCTTATACAAGCGGTACAATTGGAGTTGCAATGAAAGGAATTCTACTAATTCCGATCTTCACCCTATCTGCTGCAGCCTCTGGTCTATTGCTACGTAACGTATATAATAGAAGTACTACAGATAAGTATGTAGATGATAAGGTACAACTTACAAAAGACTGGGAGTCCTTGACATCATATGAACGTATTAAGTTGATGAAGTTTGAAGCTCTAACATACTTTATGGGCGGTTCTATTATCGCTGCAGGTCTAGTTATTATTATCAATGTTTAAATCATATGCTATATTGGCGGTTGTTGCGATGGTGACAACCGCCATTCTTTTTGCAAGTGGTAGGAAGCCTGCTAAACCACCACATGTAGTGGTTGATATACCTGCGATTAAGGATACAACACCTCTTAAGAAGCGTAAGAATTATCACGAGATACTATGGAATACAGCTGAGGTTAAAGGATCGCAGGTATTTCGAATTGATAAGACAATATCAACATATATTGAAAACAAAAACAAGTATGTTGAGATAGAAAAACTACGTAATGGTGGTGTACCCGCTGCCATAATCTTTACATTACATGGTAGAGAGTCTACCTGGAGCTTTAAAAAACACCTACATGAGGGGTCTCTATTGACTGGTCGTACTAAATGGGTCCCCAAGGGGAGACCCAAGGCTCCTCCAAGCAATGGTAGTGTCTATACATTTATAGAGAGTGCAGAAGATGCTCTATATAAACTCAAAAATCTAGAGAGTGTTAATTGGAAAGATCTTAATACAGCACTCTATACTATAGAGGAATATAACGGTCTCGGCTATCTTAAGTATAGACCTGTACACTCACCTTATTTATGGTCTGGTACAAATCACTATACTAGTGGTAAATATGTAGCAGACGGTAAATACTCTAGTACCGCTACTGATAGGCAACTCGGTACATGCTCCATTCTTAAGAGAATGTCAGATAGAGGTATTGCTATTGGATTCAATTAATATAAATACAAATATGGTAACATTACAACTTAACGAAAATCAAGCAGATGTCCTTCTAGGTCTTATTGATATTGCAACAAAGTCTGGTGGTCTTAATGTAGCTGAAGCAGCTGTATTCTTTTCTAAGGCAATAGGGCAGCAACTACAAGAGCAGCAAGAACAAGAATCAGACTCTGCAGAGGCGGCTGAATAATAAGTCACTCTATATAATACTCAAGAGCCGTAGCATATGCTACGGCTTTTTTATCGCTTTTAATCTTGATAGCCTAAATACCGTAGAACACGTATTCTACGTTTTTCTTCTGCAGTTAATACTTTAGATTTCTTTTTTACTTCCTGACTCTCTGCTACTGTGGGCTCTTCTATATTAGGTTCTACTATAGTATCTTCTGTGGGCTCTTCTATTTTATCTTCTATATTAGGTTCTACTATAGTATCTTCTACTGTAGACTCTTCTGCAGCAGGTTCAACAACAACCTTAACCTTCTTACCAAACTTACCTAATAATCTTGTTAGCCAAAACTTCTTACTCATATTATTATTTACGTCTCTGTCTATACTTTTAACGTCTACGTTCAAGTTTTTTTTTGACTCACTCTCTTATGATTAAGATGTACAGCCATAGCATAAGATACAACTGGACCTGCTAAACTTATTACAGCAGCAAATAGCCCCAGTCCCCATAATACGATCTGACGTTGTGTCTCGTTATTAGGTATAAAGTAGCGAATTACAGGCATATGACCTCTCATATCATTTTGTGTTTCAGTTAACTCAACCTTCGATTCAGATAATGTATTTAACTGACTCTTTTGAAACTCTAACAACGCAGCTGATGTTTTAGCTTGTAATACACGCTTACTCTCTCGCTTGACCTCTATACCCTCTGTTATATTATCCATTGACGCTTGAAATGCTCTCGCTTTAGGTCCCATCGAACCGTCATTATTTACACCATCGTTAATTTGAAAATCTCTTGATTCTCTAGCCTTATTATATTGTATAGTTAAATCAGCAATCTCTTGATCGTACAATTCTAGTTGCTCTTTATTAGCATCCTTAAATACCTTAATTTGCTCTTCGTTAGTATTCTCTACGTTCTTTACTTCCGCCTTTGCTATGTTCTCTGTTTCTAGAGACTCAAATGCACGTGCTGTCATATTAAGAAAGTTACCAGATAGTGATATAGATATACAAAACAACCATATTATACCTGCTAATATCTTTGCTCTCCATGATGGTGTAACGCCAATTAACATTGATAGTGATACAGAGCCGACTGATGGTAAGAACCCGATAATACCTGCAAGAAGGTCGTCGCCGAATGTAGGTTTCCAGCCCATATATGATAGCACTATATCTAGCCCAGTCATTGCAAATATAAAGATAAACACAAGAACACTAGATGCTGTTAAAAGTTTAGGTTTATGCATATTATTATTTAGTCTATTTTTATACAAAAGTGAACCGCGGGGTCTTCGGCCCCCACGGTTCGGATAATTTTCGTTCTTGGCTGATATCAGCTTACTTTCTAGAAGTAAGTGTTACCTTCACCAGGTGTGAACGCTTCGCCAAGTCCCTTAACCAAGATAACATGGTAGTAGAGGTTAGCACCGAAGATGTTGTCAACAACACCGTAACGAGTAAGCAACCCTACGCGAGGGGCAAAATCGTTCGGGCCAATAGTTCTCTGAACCATGACTGGAATATAAGGACAGTAGATGATACCAGTGTCGTAAAACTCAGGACCCTTGTAGCCAAGGAGTGCATACTCGATACCATTCTGAGCAGCGGCATAGCCACTACCAGGATAAGCATTAGTATTCTGAACTTCAGTACGTGTATCACGGTAAACGTTGAATCTACCTCCGAGCGAACCGACCTTAGCAATACCAACAGGCTGTGTGCTTACGTCGCCCTGTACAGGTACCCACTGGAATTCAGGGAGCATCTCAAGGATGGCGCAAACTTTAGGCGTACCAACAATAAAGTTAGCAGCGCCACGTCTGTTACGTACGGCAATACGGTTAGCTTCGATGATAAGACGTTGATAAAAATCCCTGTTACGCTCAACCAACCAGCGACCGTCTGCAGAAGCAGGGGACCAGATGGAGTAGCCGGCGTTAAGACCAGCATTAAGAGCGGATTGAATCATCCTCATGAGCATTTCACGGTCAATCTCTGCTTGGATCTCGTATGACATAGCATTCGTGATCTCAGCATCGACATCGATACCGTTCATGTTCTTGAGGTCTTGCTCAAGCTCGACAGACCAACGGGCACCCAAACGACGGGTACCAGCTTCAACGGCTGTCTTTTCAAACTTAACTTCAACTTGTGGGATGTTACCAGTGATCTCGAAGTTTTCGAGAATCTGTGCAACACCTCTGTCTTGATCAGCAAAGTCCCAATCAGCGTTACCGCTAAGGGCGCCAGCAGACGAACCAGTGAATCGGGTATCAAGCATTTGATAACCAAGTTCTGTGTTCGCAACAGTACCATCATAACCAGCATTTGTACCAGGACCGGAGCCACCATAAGGGCCACCAGTCTTACCGTTATCATCAGTACCATTACCGAGAGTATCGGAATTGTATGTATAACGCAGAGCAAATGCAAGTCCAACAGGACCAGACATAGGTTGAACTCCAACGATATCGTTGGAGATAAGTTCAGGGAAAGTACGACGAATCATCGGGATAAGAACTTTAGGGAGACGTTGATCACCGGCTGCATAGGAGTCGCTGTTTCCAACGGATCCGCCTGCGACGGTAGAGTTTCCTCCACCACCAAGAGCTCCAAAGGAGCCACCAGCAGTATTAGACTCTTCAATACACCACTTCTCTTGGTTTTCCAAGAGAATAGCAGTATTGAGACGAGTTGTGTCATCACTAATTTTCTTAACGCTATCGGATGAATAATTAAGAACTGGCGCCCACTTCTCAAGGAGAGTGTCCGCACGGTTCCGATCAATAAATGATTGTGGTTTATTCATAATAATATTTCGTTTTCTTTCTATTTTTTCGACCTTCAAGGGACTTGACCCAGGTATTTCAGGCACCTAATGCCTCATTATTCAGGGGAGATTTACTTCATCCGTGCTAGTTCTTCTAGATACGGATTTGAAACTTCTTTTTTCTCTTGCACTATTTTAGGTGCATCGGCCTTTACTCTCCTCTGTGTAAAAGCCTCCTCCTTAATTACACTGATTCTTTCAGACTCCTTTTTGTCAAAAAGTCTAGCAGTGTATTCAAAATTCTCTTCAATAAACTTTGGTGTCTTATCACCTAACACTCTATGCAAATATTCAGCCTTTTTAGCTGGCAGCTTAGATGTTCTTGACTCAAGCAACAGATCAGCCTTTGTCTTGTTATAAGCTTCCTTAATCAACTTATTCTCTCTCTCGAGCTTAGTTACCTTACCAGCAAGTTCATCGATTTGAGTCTTACCATCCATTACAGCGCCCTTAACCGACTCACTCATCAGAGATGAGTCAACAGCCAACACCTTACGAAGATTCTTAAGAACTTCAGTTGCTGTTCTGTTCTGAGTAGCCTCTAAAATAGCTGCAGCAGGTACCGCCTCATCAACATACTCCTCAAGATAATCAGAAATAGACTCAACCAGCGTAGATTTAAACTCATTAGCGCCCTTATTAAGATCACTCTCATACTTGTTAATAACCTTAATAAGCTTCTGTGCGTTATTACTATCAACCGCTTCAACAATTCGCTTAAGCTTAGATGTATGATCACTATCAATCGCTTTAATAAGCTCTTGAAGCTTTTCTGAATAAAGTTCATCTTGCGATGTTAATGCAGCCTCTACAGATAGCGAAAGCTTATCCTTAATTGCTTCTTCGATAGTACGTACAGACTCTTCAGTCAATACCTCCTTTACGCTTTCTGGTAATAGTTGTTCTTTGCTCATATTAGAAAAGTGGTTTATCAGCAGCGTTGTTGATACGGACTAATACCTTATCTTCAATGACGCTTTGTAAGTATTTATTCGCTTCAGCATAATTTTTACTAGAAACGGAAGATATAAATCTACTAATCTTACCTTTTGGGGTCATTTTTGCTTTTTTCTTAGTTACTGACATCTTTTATTATTTATGTTAAATCTTATTGATAAACGATAAAAATCTCTCTAAAAGATATTTATCTACCTCCTTACTTGGAAGATTTGAAATTGACTTCTCAAACTGATCATAAATCTCTTCATACTTACCATTATCTGCTAGCACCCATTGCTTAGATTCTAGGATACCATTAACAAAAGCACTTGGGTATGACGGATCTGCAACACAATCAACCGCAACTAGTTTTAAATTTCTAACAGTGTTGTGAGTACTACCTTCTTCAAGTGTACCAAGAGCCCTGGATGACATACCAACCTTAACCCCGTCGTTAATAAGAGCTCTTACAATTTGGCCACATGGGGTGGATAACACCTTTGACTTACCATAAAAGACACTACCATCTTGAGACAGCTCTGTAATCATATGACAAGCTCTTTCTAAATCTACATCTGCTGAGGTTGGATGATTTAACTCTCCCATCGCTCTACCAGGTGTTACCATGTCCTCATTATATCTTTGAACCTCTCTCTCGAGCTCCTCTAGAGGATACATGCGGTTGTTTTTATTAACTCCTTCAGCCATCATATAAGGACCTTTAATATAAAGATTAGATGGTGCGTTCTTATTAGACTCTTCTTCAATGATTTCAAACTCATCTACAGAGTCTGGATTTTCACACATAAGGTTCAGTTTTAAGGCCATATAATATACTTAGTCTTTAACAACAAAAAAGCTCTTTATTTTAAATCTTTTTCAGTTATTATAATAAATTCCCAACCTTTTTGCTTTGCATACTTTTTAGCACTCTCCCACTTACTAGTGTTAATTGCCCACTGCTTCTGTTCATATAACAAGTGCTGCTTCTTTTTATACTTCGTCGCGGGTGGTTTTGTTTGTCTGAATGGCTTTATTTCAACCAGGTAGTTTTTAATATTATTACCTTCCTTTACCTGTATATAGTTATCAACAAAATATCTATGAACTCTACCATCAACAGGACTCACATACGGTACGACCACATTTTCACTAGACCACTTTAATATATTTTTATTATCATCACAAAACCTAAAAAACTTAAGCTCTAGACCAGATCTATAAACAGCTTTAGTACCTATGAACTTGCTTTGATTCTTTGGAACGAAAACACCCTGTCTATATTTTTTTGAAGCCATTAGATGTATTACTAACGGTGATAATTACCCGTCATTTATTTTTATCAGCCAACAATAAAATCAATTGGGTCACCGTCCCCGAATCCGGGAGAAGCACCTGTCAGTAGTTTCTCTTCTAGATCCTTTTTTCTCTGATAACCTTCATTCAGTAATTCATAGTTAAGAGAACCACCACCTATTAGACTTACCCCAGAAAACTTACCTCTTATCATTCCTATCGAAATCATTGTAAGTGCAGTTACATATTCATACACCCATTGTTCTTTAATAACGTCTCTTATTGGCCTTTCTACAAAACATGATACTACCCCATAGTATCTATTCTTTGGCTGGGGGTATAACTTTAAATATTGTGTTCTAGGATCAAAGTGTATATCTTTTCTTAGAGCTAATACCTTCTCTCGTGTATCAAGCCACTCTTTCATAGTATACCACGACACGAGATCAAAACCCTGATTACCCATCGCGTATGAAAAGTATGTCTGTTGTGCTAGTGTTTGCTCTAGTGTAAATAGTGTGTTGATTCCCGTGGTTGAGCCCTCTTCAAAGTCAGTAACGTCAACTACCTTACGATAATCCATTATATCATAATCATACATTGTTTGAAATGTAGATGCATCTGTCTTCTCACCCTCTAGTGTAA